AGCTCCATCGGTAACTACTACATTAGATGGTGCAATGCTAGTTAATGTTTCTACAGCAGATGATAACGACGCATTTACTCAACCAGCAGGTATGACGCTTGTTGACAATCTAGAATTCAATAGTATGACCACAGCGTCAGCTTACGAGTTAATAGCTACAGCGGGTGCGACTGGCGATAAAACATGGACTTTCGCTCAGAATACAGATGAAATAACAGCGGTATCATTTGCATTAAGACCAGTAGTTGGCGGTGGCGGTATATCTATAGCGGTGACAGAATCAGGGCCATCTTTTACTGAGTCAATCAATACAAATCTATCTGTAAATATAACCGGTGCAATTGTAGAAAATGGGCCAGCGTTCACCGATGCAGTAAACGTAACATTAACCTCGTTAACTCTTCAGGCGAACATAGCAGAATCAGGGCCATCTTTTACTGAGTCGATAGCGGCAACATTAACTGAAACATTAACGATAAGCGCAGATATTGTAGAGCAAGGACCCAGTTTTACAGAATCAATCACAGCAAGCTTGGGTGTTAACATAACATCAGTAATAACTGAATTAGGTCCAAGTTTCACTGAGTCTATCAATATAAGCGTTATAGGTGACAGGGTAGCGTCAATTGTAGAAAATGGTCCAAGCTTTACAGAATCAATAATAGCTTCTATACCAATTACAATTACAGTAAACCCAAAAAATATCATTAGAGTGAAAAGAAAAGACAATACTGTTATAATTAAGCGTAAATCAAACATCATAAGGGTAAGATAATGCAACTAGCAATAGCAGGGCGTAACGCCTCAATAGATGCCGTTAACACTTTGTTAAATGGCGGCACATTAGAAATAAGAACAGGAGCGCCAGCAGCAATAGATGGAGCACCAACTGGAACGGTACTGGCAACACTGTCAATTAACGCAACAGCATTTGGAGCAGCTTCAGCGGGTAGTGCAACATATAACGCGATTGTTGACGTTACAGCTACAGCGGCAGGGGTGGCAGGTCATTACGTAGCTAAAGATTCAGGCGGTAATGCAGAAAGAAATGGTACTGTAGGTGTAGAAATGACATTAAATAATACTACGTTCGGTATTGGTGACGATGTTTCGGTTACTGGCTGGACTTACGCGCAAGGAACTAGCTAAAATAAAAGTTATATAAATCAACACTAAAGTGATAGTTTCTCACCCTATAGATAACCCGTTTTAATAACGGGTTTTTATTTGGTATAATTAAGTAAATAAGGGCTAAATAAGGGCTTTAATGGCTAAGTCACCTACAACACTAAAGAAAGGCGATAACTTGCCAGCCAGAGGCAGGTCAGCAAAGACACTAATACTTGAAATGATGAGGGAAGAGTCTTTAATCGAACTAAATCCTAAGTCAACAAAAGAACAGGCTGAAAAAACATTTCTAAAGCACATAGCAGTTAGGGCGTTCGATCCTGAAGATCCTACTAGTGGAATGTGTTTAAGTTTACTGACAAACAAAGGCTGGCCCAACCTAAAGCCATCAAACGAAACTGTTGAATTTGAGTTTGACAAACAGGCGTTGCCACACATACAAGCTAGTCAAGTCATGCACGCAGCAGCTAATGGGTTTATACCTCCAGATATTGCCAATACATTTATACAATCCATTAAAGCTATGATTGATATCGAGGAATATACTAGCTTAAAAGATAGAATTGAAAAACTAGAAGAGACATTGAACAAGTAATGTATTAAGTGCAGCTAGAAGGCATTCGAAAGCAGGTTGTCACCCTGTTGCTGCCACTTCCTAAGTGATCACTAATGACAAGGTAAATTATGAAAAATTCAAAAGGTAAATTTAAATATTGCCATAAAAGCGGATTGATAACCAATTTAAAAGAGGGGGCTGTAGCTAACGGGAAGCATACCAAAGGTTATGTTACTGCTGGTGGGTATTTGGCGCACAGGCTTGCTTGGTTTCTTTATTATGGTGAAGAACCATCAGGACAGATAGATCATATAAATCAAAACAAAAGAGACAATAGGATCTGTAATCTTAGGTGTGTAAGTAACAGAGACAATCATAGGAATATGCCAATACAAAAAAACAATAAGTCTGGCATAGTCGGAGTTCACTTTTCTAAACTTAAAGGTAAGTGGGTTTCATACATAAAGGTTAATGGAAAAAGAATTCATATCGGTAGTTTTATAGATTTTTTTGAGGCGTGTTGCGCAAGAAGATCTAAAGAGTCAAAGATAGGCTTTCACATTAATCATGGCAAAGCTGTATGAGTGCATTAGGAAAAAGACTTGATATAATAGAACCTCAAATAATGGCGCAGCAAGGAATGCTGGAAGTATCTGTTTACGGTGTAGTTGACCGAGTAGACAAGGTAGATGGAAAACTTATCCCTCATTGTGTAAGGAGGTGGAAAGGGACCATAGGTGCTATGGTGGCTACAGATGAGGAGCCGACCATATTTCTAATAGAAAAATTAGAACCTATGATATTAAAGCACAAAAAGTATAAGTGCATGTATGGAAGTAGAGGCGGTACTAAATCAAGATGCGCTCAAGATGTCACAGCAGGAGAAGTTAATTCACAGGGATCAAAAGTGTTTGTCTTGCGTGAGCGAATGAAGGCATTAAAAGAGTCTATTTACGCTGGCATCGAGAAAAGCATAAAAGACTTATCTTTAGCTGGATTTAGATCGGTTCCTTCACATTGGGAAATACGACACAAAACAGGCGGAAAGTTCACCTTTGGAGGGATGCAGAATATTATAGATATGAAGGGAACATCTAATTATAAGATATTTTTAATGGAGGAAGCAGCAAAGACAAAGCAAAACACTATTGATACATTAGGGCCAACATTGCGAGATACTCCAGGTGCAGAGCTTTGGTGGTTATGGAACCCTGAAAGCTCACAAGACCCAATGAGTAAAGAGTTCATCAATCCTTATCGTGCTGATTTAGACAAGTTCGGGGTTTACGAGGATGAACATCATTTAATTATTCACGTTAGTCATAAAGACAATCACTGGTTTAAGTGGGACGAGTCGCTAAGCCAAGAACTAGCCAAAGACAAAATAAAAGTCGAGAAGGGTATTATGTCAAAATCACGTTTCGGGTGGATATGGGGTAACAAGTTTAATGATGATATAGACTCCAGTGTAGTTACCGAGGATTGGTTTAACGCCTGTATTGATAGTCATATTAAACTAGGGTTTGATCCTATAGGTGCAAAAACTGCCGCGTGTGATCCTTCAGATGTTGGTAATGATCCGTGTGGCTACGCTGCAAGGACTGGTGTTGTGTTTGATGATGTTGACGAGATAGAGTCAACAGACGGTAATAGGAAGATGGACTTAGCTTGCCAAAGGGCAATCATGTATGGCGCTGATTCATTTGGTTATGATGCTGATGGCTTAGGTGCCACACTTCGAGATAATGTAAATAAGGCATTTAACGGTAAAAAGGTTAACATCTATGCTTACAAGGGGTCGACTAAAATACACGATCCTGAAGGTGAGTTTAAAAGTGAAACAACAACGCTTACGCAAAGAAGTGAGGCGACCTTATTAAATAAGGATGTACTTCACAACAAGAAAGCGCAGAATATTATCAATGTTGCCGAAAGGATATTAAGGACTTACGAAGCTGTCGTTCTTGGCAAATACCACGACCCAGATACTTTAATTTCATTTGCTACATACAATCCAGAAACAAAGATAGGCATTAAGCCTGAAATGCTAGAAAAACTAAAAGCCGAAGCTTGTAAGACTCCAGTTAAACCTGGTGATACCATTAGATTTTACACTAAGGAAGAGTTGAGGAAGGGTATACTTATGCCTGATGGCTCGCGTGTTTCAATCCCTTCTCCTAACCTGTGGGATGCTGTTGTGACAAGCTTAGATAAAGCTAGTATAATAAAAGTTATAGAAGAAATAGACCTTACAAGCATTTACGTGCCAACCGTTAACGCATGGTGAAACAATGAAAGAACTAAGAGAAATAAGACTTGATCTAAACGAAAGCTTTTCCGCTTATTATGATCGTAATAGATTGTGTCTTGACGACTATGAATTTGCAGTAGTTAGCGGGGCAATGTGGAAAGGCTCATACGCTGAACAATTTAAAAATAGACCTAAGCCAGAGATAAATAAAATCTATGGTGCTATCAATAGATTGTTAGGGCAAAAGCAACGCCTAGAAATGAATGCTAAGATAATCTCAAACTCTGACGAAGCTACGGACGAAGACGCTGAAGCCTTACAGTCAAGATGGAGAAATGATTTTCAATCAGGTAATGGTGTTGAGGCTTTAAACAATGCAGATCAAGAGGCTTATTTTTCAGGCTTTGGTGCATTTAAAGAAGTAGCTAAATACGAAGATGAAGAAAACCCCGACCCAGATAAACAATACTTATGTATTGAGCCAATATATTCAGCGGCTTCATCGGTTATATTTAGTCCTTCATTAAGAAAAGATAAATCAGACTCTAAACAGTGCTGGCATATAATCAGAACCAATAGAAAAGCTATCGAAGAAGAGTATGGCGTAAGTGTTACGTCTATCAACGCTCAAATTGACTGGTTTGATTGGTCGACTGATACAGATAAAGACATTTACCTTGCTCACTATTACGAGGTGGTAACTAAAAATATTACTACTTATGATTTTGGTGGTGGCTACGTTATTACTGCTGGCGATGGTATAAAAGATAACGAAGGAAATAAGGTAACTCGCGATGAATTATCAGAGTTAAAAGACTTACGTGAGCACACAACAACAAAGAAAAAAGTAAAGCGTGTTGAATATGCTTTAATTGCTGGTGATCAGTTTCTAATTAAAAAGCAGTTAACCCCGTTCAAGCGTATACCAATCTTTCCACAATACGGTTATTACAATGTGATTAATGGTATTGAGTATTTTTGTGGTGAAGTTAGAAAAAGACGCGACCCTCAAATGTTCCTTAATACTTATCACTCTTCATTAATGGAGATAATGGCAGCACCACAAGTTGAGAAGCCAGAGTATACGCCTGAACAAATGGCTAAGCATGGTGGACAAAGAGCAAGGGCTGATATTGATAACCTGCCTTTTGTTATGTCTGATGCTATCAAAAACCCTGATGGAACTATTGCTCATCTTGGGCCAATAGGAAAACAAACACCTCCTCAAATTGGTTCGGGTTTAGCGGTAGCTGGTCAAGCGTTAGAAGCAAACTTACTCGAAATGAGTGGAGCAGGACAAAGTACATTACCAAGCAACGCGGCTTCAGATGCGATAAGACAAGTTAACGAACGACAGGATGATACTTTCCAGCCTTTAATTCAAAACTCTATGTCTGCTATCAAGTCAGCGTGTGAAGCATGGATAGATGCGGCTCAAATACTTTACTTTAGCAACTCAAGAAAGTTACGTGTTCAATCCTTAGATGGTAGTCATTCACAACTTGAAACACTTCAGTATGAAATTGATAGTGAAGGTGTATATGGTCCATTTAAAAACTCAGCACGTGGTCGTTATACTGTACAAGTTAAAATGGGCGAGTCGTTCAAGTCAAAGAAAGAGGCTGAACTTGATACCACTTTAAAGATGCTTCAATTTGCTGACTCAAGCACACCACAAGGGCAGATACTTTTAAATCAAGCTATCCTATCAACCACGGGAGAAGGTGGCGCAAGGAGTCGTAAGATTGCTCAGTATCAAATCATCGATAACATGATGGCGTTAGGAATAGATCCCGACCCTAAAGATGATGATGAGAAGCAATACGTACAGCAAAAAATACAGCAAATGGAGCAAGCAGCACAGCAACCAAAAGAAGATCCGATGATGGTCGCAGCACAAGCGGAGCAAACAAAAGCAAATGCTGATATGTTGGCGCAAGAAAACAAGAAGATTGAA